ACCGCTCTCACGCCGGAAAAGGTGGCGGTAACCGCTGCATTGGTGGAATTAACGACTGACTCAACGGAACCATCCGCAGATGACGAGGCATCTGGAGAAGAATCCGATGGCGTCGAAATCTCGCCGCGAACTGGCCTACCAAAGCGACAGTATCGCCGTCGCGATTTGACTGCGGAGTAACGAATGCGTCTTTTTGGACTGGAAATTACAAGGGCGAAATCAGTACCCGGCAGTCTCTAGTCCGTGGATTCTCGCGGCTGGCTCCCGCTTGTGCGCGAACCATTTTCCGGCGCATGGCAACAAAACGCATCGCAGACGGTAGATGGGCAACTGTCCTACTACGCAGCATATGCATGCGTCACATTGATTTCAAACGATTTCGGAAAACTCCGGCCCCGTTTGGTTGAAAAGCGCGGGAACATCTGGAAAGAAACGACGAGTCCATCGTTCTCGCCTGTGATTCGCAAGCCGAATCGCTACCAGAACCATATCCAGTTTAAGGAATGGTGGGCTATGTCGAAGCTCACATATGGAAACACATATGCCCTGCTTGAGCGTGACGCTCGCGGCATTGTAGTTTCTGAATACATTCTCGACGCTCGCCGTGTTTTGCCACTCGTTGCGCCGGATGGTCAGGTCTATTATCAGCTTCACACGGACAATCTTTCTGGTGTTACGGAAGAAATCCTAGTTCCCGCATCGGAGATTATCCACGACCGGATGAATTGCTTGTTTCATCCGTTAGTTGGCATATCGCCGCTATACGCCGCTGGCGTACCTTCGGCGCAGGGTATCGCAATCTAGAATTCCAGCCGCAGCTTTTTTGCCAATGGCGCGCGTCCGTCTGGCGTGCTGACTGCCCCAGGTCAAATCGGCCAGGAAACCGCAGACCGCTTGAAACTGGCATGGGAAGAAAAGTTTACCGGCGTGAATTCCGGCAAGATCGCCGTACTCGGCGATGGTTTGAAATATGAGCCAATGGTAATGACGAGCGCAGATGCGTAGCTCATCGAATAGTTGAAAATGACCGCAGAAATGGTCTGCGCCGCCTTCCATGTTCCAGCGTTCAAGGTGGGTATCGGCCAGATGCCGACCTACCAAAACGGCGAAGTATTGAACCAAATTTATTATTCGGATTGCCTGCAATCTTTGATCGAAGAATACGAGCTTTGTCAGGATGAAGGGCTCGGCATCGGCGAGGCGGTCACTATCAACGGGCGCAGCACACAACTAGGCGTTGACCTCGACTTGCGCGGTCTATTCCGCATGGATACGGCAACATAGATGCGCACGCTTGGCGAGGGGGTGAAAGGTTCCATCCTGACCGTCAACGAAGCGCGCGAGGAAATGGATCGCGACAAGATTGCCGGCGGCGATACGGTATATATGCAGCAGCAGAACTTTAGCCTCGAAGCGCTCGCCAAACGCGATTCTCTGCCCAATCCGTTTGTCATTGATCGCCCGACCGCCAATCCCGACCCATCTGTTAGCGGACCTCCGGCGAATGCCGATCCGAACCAAGACCAGGCGACCGGTAAGGCTTTCGCCTATGACGTGCAAAAAGCATTTGAATAGGAGTTAGCCGCGTGAATTTCGATCCCGTTGAATTTGGCAAGGGACTGGCGCGGTCAGTCAAGGCGCTGATTTAGGAACGCTTGGCGCCAATGGAAGCACGGCTTATCGCTGTGGAATCCCGCGCATTGCTTCCCGGTCCATAGGGCGAGAAAGGCGAAACCGGCCAAACTGGTCCGCAAGGTGATCGCGGACGCGACGCGGACATGGGCGAGATCAAATCGCATATCGATCTAGCGGTTTTGGCGACGGTCAAGGATTGTTTCGAAAAATCTGCCGATTCTCTCAAGGGAGAAAAGGGCGATCCTGGGGTTGCTGGCGAACACGGCCAAATCGGTCCATAGGGGCCGCAGGGTGAGCGCGGAGCAGATGGCGCTATCGGAGCATAGGGCGAAAAAGGCGAGCCGGGGAAGGACGCACCTCCAGTCGATATGCGCGCCCTTGCCATTGAGCTTTCAAAGTCTCCCGAGATACGAGTTGTTATCGATTTGATTGTCGCTTCAGGAGTTGCCGAATATTTCAAAGAGCATCCGATCAGGGATGGCAAGGATGGTGCAGACGGCGTTCCGGGTCCGCAGGGTGCCAAGGGAGAAAGAGGCGAGACCGGCGCCGATGGCGTTGGTCTTGGCGGCGCAATCATCGATCGCGATGGCCAGCTTGTCGTCACACTCACCAATGGCACGGTCAAGACGCTCGGCCCTGTCGTCGGCAAGGATGGCGAGTCTGGTCGAGATGGCGCGAATGGCAAAGACGGTCTAAGTGTCGAGGGCCGCGAACTTGCCTATGATGGCGAGACTGGCGAAATCATCGAACGATGGAAAGCTGCCGGCGAGATGAAGGAATTCCGCTATCCCGCCGTTGGCATTCGCCAGCGCGGTTACTGGCGTGAAGGTACGGCATGCAAGGCCGGTGATGGCATGACGCACGGCGGCTCATTTTGGATCGCCAAACGCGACAATGCGAGCAAGCCGTGCCCAGAGAATGCTGACGATTGGTATCTATGCGTGCGCAAGGGGCGTGATGGTGACCGCGGCCCGGCGGGTTCAGCATATGTTCCGCTCGCGCCAGTAAAGTTGGACGCCGCGAAATGACAAACCTTGTCTCGCTCTCGTAGGCAAAGGCGCATCTTCGGGTTGACACAACTGATGAAGATACGTTTATCGCGCTGATTGTTTCCGCGGCCAGTGCGGCAGTGCTCGGCTACGTCAAGAATGGTCCGGATATCTTTCTGGATTCAGCCGGTGATCCAATCCTCGACAGTAATGGCGATCCGCTCGGAATTCCCGACGACATGAAATTCGCCACGCTTTTGCTTATCGGCGAGTTCTACAAGAATCGCGAGGGGCAATCCGAAAATCCGGTTGATCCGCAGCACGGCTATGCATATCTGAATCGTGCCGTAGTTTCTTTGTTATACCGCTATCGCACGCCGAGCTTGAGCTAATGGCAATTGATGCTGGAAAACTTCGTCATCGGGTAGCGCTGCAATCTCAAGTACAGACGCAAGACCCAGACACGGGAGAAATAACGGTTGCGTGGTAGACGCAGGCGACCGTTTGGGCGGCAATCGAACCGCTATCCGTGCGCGAGTTTTTGCAATCTCAGTCCGTGCAGTCAGAGGTAACAACTCGCATCACGATCCGCCGCAGGAATGACGTAACGGCCGCATGGCGCGCGGTCCATATGGTCAATGGCATTGAGGGAAAGATTTACAACATAAAGGGCATTCTGTCCGATCCGATCAGCGGCTTGGAATATCAAACGCTCCCCTGTGCGGAGGGCGTGAATCAGGGCGGCTCCTAAATGCTGTTCGCTGTTTTGTGTACCGGGTAGAGTTTGACGCGTGAATAGGTCGATGCATGTCGCGGAAGATGCAAGGTTGTCGCGGTATCGGACGCATGGGAGCTTGCGCCATGGGCTGACGCGATGGTTTCGCACGATGCTCAATGGTGGCGTGCGCATCCCGAGGTAACTTTTCGAGGGCCTAAGTTCACGGCGCACCCATAGGGATTGCATGAACTCGGCATCAAGGAATTCAAGCACGCGGAAGGGAATAGTGGAACGCTAGGAATCGAGGTCGCGAAGTATCTTGGCGCAACGCGAATCTTGCTACTCGGTTGCGATTTGAAGGGATCGCATTATTTTGGGCCACATACGCTTCCCGGACTAAAGAATACGACGCCGGAGAGGTTCCAAGTATTTCAACGGCAGTTTGCGCTCCGATCATACCTTCCGGTCGTGAACTGTTCTCCTGATTCGGCGCTTGAATGTTTTCCACGCGGAAATTTGTTGGATGAACTGAATGCCTACGGCATGGCTTGCAATCAGGCCGCTTGAATCTCGGATTGCCGCATTCACGGCTGGGCTGAAGCAATGCGGGTTCGCGGTAAGTCAGGAAATGACGTTCACGCCAGATGCTGGCGATGTCCTGATTATCTGGAATCGATACGGCTAGGCGCACGAATGCGCGAAGGCATTTGAACGGAAGGGCTTGACCGTCCTGGTCGCTGAGAATGCAACATGGGGCAACGATGCGCAGGGAGGCCCGTGGTTGTCGTTGTGGCGAGGGCTGCACAACCGCGTTGATTCAATTCGCGACGGCGGCAGAGAGCGTTGGGATGCGCTGACGATGCCCTTGGCGGCATGGCGGCCTGACGGGGGCGAAATAGTCGGCCTTCCGCAGCGTGGAATAGGTCCGGAAGGTGTTGCGATGCCGCGAGGATGGATTCCTCCTGGCTGTGATCGAATTAGGGCACATCCGGGAACGAAGGATTGCGTACCGCTGGAAACTGATCTTGCGCACGCATCCAAGGTTGTGACCTGGGGAAGTGGCGCAGCGGTCAAGGCGCTGATGATGGGTATCAAGGTCGAATCATACATGCCGGGGTGGGCAGGCGAACAGGACAATACGGATGCCGGGAGATTGGCAATGCTGCGGCGGCTTGCTTGGGCCTAGTGGCGGCTGAGCGAGATTGAAAATGGAGAGGCATTTACATGGCTGTTGTCCTCATAACTGGCAAGGGTGGAAAATCAGGTAGCTGGTAGATCAGGGCGGAATAGCTTGGTGAGGCAATCGGGGCAGAAGTATTGCCCGAGGCTGAAACCTACGATTGCCGCGCTGCGCAGGTTGTAATCTGCATCAAGCGGGTACCGGATAGGCTAGTCAACACGGTCAAGGCCAGCAATAGGCCGCTAGTGTGGGATGTGGTAGACGCCTATCCGCAGCCGAATTCGTGGAATCGCGATCAGTGCATGTCATGGCTCCACGGGGAACTTCGCAGAATTCAGCCTGACGCCGTTGTCTGGCCGACCTAGCGGATGATGATCGATGCAGGATTCTCCGGCCCGCAGATTGTTCTTCCGCATCATGCGTGGGCAAAATATCAGGCATAGCCGGTGCGCGATAAGATTCGCATCGTCGGCTACGAGGGCGCTGAAAACTACCTTGGACGCTGGCGAGCGATTGTGCAGCGAGAATGCGACAAACGCGGGTGGACGTTTCAGATCAACGGCGATATGCAAAACGCCGATATTGGAATTGCCCTGAGGGATGGCGAAGGCTATGCGCAAAAGAATTGGAAGCCCGGAACGAAACTAGCGAACCTTCAGGCTTTGGGCATCCCGGCGTTGTGTAGTCCAGAAGCGGGATATCGAGAAATCGCGAACGGTTCCGAGCACTGGATCAAAGCGGATGAGGATGTGGCGATTGCATTCTCCGCGCTCGAATCATCCTGCTCGCGGGAAGTCATTTAGAGATTTCAAGATCGTAGCGTTCTGACGTTGAAATCCATAGCGGCGAGGTATAAGGAATGGCTCTTGCGGCTGGCGTTGAAATCCTGACGCATCCCGCAGATTCGGTGAGCGCACGCACGATGCTGGATGCGATGCGGCAGGCGAGCCCATTGCGATGCCTAAACTCGGCGGGTTATATCGGGAAGCGTCACTTTCTCATGCTATGGGGGTACGGAAGGCCGGGGAATGAGGAGATTGTGCGGCATCACGTCAAACGTGGCGGACGTGCGATTTTGTGGGACTTGGGCTATTTCGGTCGCGCAAAGGCGATCGGATACTTTCGCCTCAGCGTCGATGAATGGCACCCACAACGTTTGATGGATCGGACGCCGCAAGATGAATCAAGATTCCGAGCGCACAACATAGCGCTACGAGATGACTACTCGCCGGAAGGCCATATTATCATCGCGGCGCTTGGCAGGAAATCGAAAGCGTATCTAGGGCTTCATGATTGGGAATTACGCAAGGCATAGGAGTTGCGTTCACGTTTCCCGATTCGAGAAATCGTCATCCGAGAGAAAGGCGATCAGGTTCCGATTGATCAAGCGCTGTGCGGAGCCTCCCTGTTGGTTTGCAAACACAGTAATTGTGCGGTAGACGCAATCGTTGCCGGCGTTCCATTTGAATGCGAAGACGGCGCGGCGCAATGGTTGGCGGGAAAAGAATTCACGCCAGAGAGCAGGGCGGATTTTCTGCATAGGCTAGCGTGGTGGCAGTGGAAGACGAGCGAAGCGGCGCAGGCGTGGAAATTCATTTTGAAGGTAACGGCATGAAAATCAACATCGGCTGCGGTTCGCGAGTCATGGACGGCTGGTTCAACTGCGATATTGCGCGCGATCCGAACGCGCCACGTGATCCTGAAATGCTGTGCGATGCTAAGTAGGTTCCGCTTAAGGATGGATGCGCAGATATGGTGCAAGCAATCCACCTGTTCGAGCATTTTTACCGCTGGGATGCAGAAGTCGTGTTGCGCGAATGGTGCCGGCTGCTGAAACCTGGCGGCCAATTGATCCTCGAACTGCCCAATCTGGTGAAGTGCTGCGAAAACTATCTGAGTGGACGCAAGCGTGGCGGCAAAGACCCCGACCAGCTCGCTCGGTGGGGCCTTTTCGGTGACCCCAGAACGGGGAACCCATATATGAATCATAGGTGGGGGTATTCACCGTAGGAATTAATAGAAATTTTGCATTTGAACGGATTCAAGGATGGCAGGGAGATGCCAACCCAATACCATCCTGCCGGCAGGGATTGCCGGGATATGCGAATCGAGGCCATCAAGGCATGAATCCGTTGCGCGTCTACATCGGTTTTGACGCCCGTGAGCAGGAAGCGTACCGCGTTGCGGAATCGTCGCTGCGCAAGCACGCATCTGTTCCGGTATGCGTCACTCCATTGAAGGCAGACAGGCTTGCCTCATTTGGACTGCTGCGGCGCCCGTAGGATCGTCGCGGGACAATCTACGATCTGCCGAGCAATGCCCCATGCTCCACAGACTTCGCCATCTCGCGCTTCCTCGTTTCGCACCTTGCGCAAACTGGCTGGGCGTTGTTCGTGGATTCAGACGTTGTATTCCTTGATGACGTGGCAGAGTTATTCGCCCAAGCCGACGACAGTAAGGCTGTCATGGTTGTGAAGCATTCGTAGCCGGAAACCGGCGGTATGAAAATGGATGGTCAATCGTAGCTGCACTACGATAGGAAGAACTGGTCGAGTGTGATGCTAATAAACGCAAGTCATCCCGCGAATCAGCGCCTAAGCTTGCAGGACGTGAACGAGCGTCCCGGCCGCGATCTGCACCGATTCTACTGGCTGCATGATTCGGAAATCGGAATGCTTACGCCGGATTGGAACTGGCTTGTTGGAGTGCAAGAAAAACCATTCTTCCCGAAGATCGCGCATTTCACTCTAGGCAGTCCCGCATTGCCGAACTGGAAAGGCGCATAGCACGATGAAATTTGGCTGGAGGCGGCGCGCTGATGTTTCCGCCAGTTTTCAGTACCGCCGTCGCCGCGTCCGCCGTCACCGCATTACTCGGCACTAATCCGACACGCCTATATCTTTTCGGCGAGGCTCCGCAGGGCGTAGCAAAACCCTATGCCGTCTGGCAAACCGTCGCCGGCTCACCCGAAAATTATATCGGTACGCTACCAGATATCGATCATTGGGTTGTATAGGTCGATGTATACGCAGACACCGCATCAAGCGCTCGCGCGGTTGCCTAGGCATTGCGTGACGCATTTGAGAGCAAAGCATACGTGACGGACTGGCTCGGAGAATCGCGCAGCACGGACACACTGAATTATCGGTACGGTTTCATGCTGTCATGGTGGAAGCCGCGCTGAAAAGTAGTATGATTAGACGGACCGGGTAGCGCGCCAACGCTATCCCGGCCCTAACCAAAGACGACTAAAAGGAGTCGCAATGGCTGACGGCCATTCTACAGCAGTCCATTCCAGGACTTGCACGAAATGCGGCGAAGAGAAGCCGCTAGGTCAGTTTAGCAAATCGAAAAACTGCCGCCTTGGTGTCGTTCCTCGATGCAAGGCATGCACGCATCAATATTATCTCGCGCATCGTTCGGAGATTATCGCGAAGAATTCGGCAGTCACGATAAAGAAATATGCGCCGATCAAAGAGGCTAACGCGAAAAAACGAGCCGCTCAGATCAAAGCATTAATTAATCGAATCGAGAAGCGATGCTCAAAATGTGGCGCGGTGAAATTGCGATCGGATTTTTATAAGAGCAGAAAACATACCGATGGCATGAAGGTGTATTGCAAGGCGTGTTGCAAAAAAGAAAACAGGCCAAGTAGGGAATACCAGAGAGAATACCGGGCGCGCAGACTGATGGAGAACCCGGCAAGGGTTCGGCAACAAAATAGAGATAAGACCAATAGATGGAACGCAAAGAATCCAGGAATAGCCTCTCGGCGCGCAAAGCTTAGGCGCGCAGGAAATCCGGAGGCGGCGCGACAGAAAGAAAATCAATACAGATCAAGCAATCCATCAGTTCGGATAATGCGCACCATCAGTACAAGAATCCGGATGTTGATTTCTGACAAGGCAGGCAAGAGCACTGCGCAAATCGTCGGATATACGGGTCAAGAATTGCGCGAACATTTGGAAAAGCAATTTTCGACAGGGATGTCGTGGGAGAACTATGGCGATTGGCATATCGATCATATTCGCCCATTATCATCGTTCATCGCTTCAAGTGTCCATGATCCAGATGTAAAGCGCGCATGGGCGCTAACGAATCTTCGGCCCTTATGGGCTGAGGAAAACTTGAGGAAGCATGCATCACGCATATTCCTCATTTGAGAAGGTGGCGAGCGCTCGCCACAAAATGTTTATAAATCAACTAGTTGAGAGGTATTTTGCATGGCACTGCTCACAAAAGGGACGTAGTTCTACCTGATAAATCCCGCGACCAATGCGGTCGTCGAACTCTATTGCGTGAAAACGCTTGATCCGGGTGGCGCGCAGCGCGGCCAGATAGAAACGACCTGTCTGAACGCTTAGTCGCGTTCGTATCTTCCGGGCCTTCCGACTCCAGGGCAGGCAACGCTGACGATCGATTTCGATCCTCGCCAGCCTAGCCACGTTCTGTTTCACGATCTCTACCTCACTGGCGAAACACTGCATTTCGCGGTGGGCTGGTCGGATGGTACGGCAAGCCCGACCGTGAACTCTGCGGGCGATTTCGTCTTCCCAGCGACGCGCTCGTGGCTGTCGTTCGATGGCTTCATCCAAAACTGCCCGTTCAACTTTCAGGTTGACCAGACGGTGCAATCGAGCGTGCAGATTCAGGTATCAGACTTCCCGGACTTCCTCGCGAAGACCCCCTGATCATGCCTGATGCGGTTGACGTTCGCGGACTGGAGGGGGCGCTTGACTTGCTCAAGCGCCTCCCTGAAGAACTCGTCTCCAGCAAAGGGGGCGTTGTCCTGTCTGGCCTGCGCAAGGGCGCAACGCTCGTCCGCAAGGCTTGGCAGGCAGAAGTCCAGCGGATGGTGGATGAGCCAAATATCGCAGGAAAGTACAAGGATATCGGCCTATACAAAAAATCCATCGGAGCCAAGCGCGTCAGTAATCCGAAGAAATATGGGGCCGATGAAATGGTGCGTGTTCGCGTGAAGGCTGGCACGTATCCGGACGGTGATCCTGTCGCAATGGTCGCCGGCATCCTTGAGCACGGCGATGAACACATGGTCGCCAAGGCTCCTTTCAGCAAGGCTACGGAAGGCATAGGACAAGCCGTTGCTGATGCGGTTGTGCAAGGCATAAATGACGGCATCCAAAAGACAATAAAGAAACTCGACCCAACGGCTTAACCCAACGGCAAAAGCGGTTCATCGGGCGCGCGGCCTCTACGCTGTTCGCCGTGGCGCAAGTCGCGCGACCCGTCCCGCAAAGCAAAGGTGATTTATGGAACTGATTCAGAAAACTCTCAAGTACAAGGGCAAGGAAGAGCAGGTTTACTTCAAGGAACTGACCGCCGGCCAGCGGCTAAGCCTGCTCAAAGGACAGCGCATCTAGACGCATCCGGGCGACGAAAAGGCCACGATCGAAATTGACCTTGGTGATAATCTCGAACGCAATCATCGTTTGGTTCAGATGACGCTGGTAACTGCGGAAGGCATTCTGGTCTATCGCACTATTAGCGAACTACAAAGCGAATCCGATGCGAAGGTGCGTGCACTGGTCAAGCTGGCGTCAGAAGTCCATAAGGACGATGACGAAGAAAAAAACGACTAAGCGGTAATCCGCAGCTTCGGTTCCTTTGCCGACTTGCCCTGACGTTTCGCAGGCCACTTCATGAAGTCATGGACTGGCCTGCGTCCCATATTGATTTGTGGGCACAATATCTCGGCAAGGAACCGTCGCCGGATGACCGCATGGAAATCCAGATGGCCGCGCTGTAGGCGCTCTATATCAACTCGCATAAACGCGAGGGCGATCCAGCGAAACGCATCGATGAATTCCTCCTATTCCGCAATGCTTGGGGCGATGCTCCGCAGCCGGAATCCTCACTCTCTGATCTGCTAACCGAATTCGGGCACCATAACAAGGCGCGATAATGGCAACGATTGTATTTGACCTGAAGGCGATTACCGGGACGTTTACTACCGACTTCTAGCGCGCCTCGAAAGAGGCGCAGAAGGCGATGAAGGAAATCCGCGACTCGATCAACGAGACGGCGGCTGGAGCGAAAGAGGGTCTTCTTGATGCGGTGAAATCGCTAACCGGCCTGAGTGCTGGCTAGCTCGGTCTTGGCGCACTCGCTGCCGGCTTGGGCGAAGTGACAAAGCAAGCGATCGAGACTGGCGACAAGCTCAACAAGATGGCGCAGAAGGTCGGCGTTGGCGTCGATTCTCTCCAGGGCTTGGTCTATGCCGCATAGCTTTCAGACGTTGGCATCGAATCACTCGGGTCTGGGCTTGAGAAATTCAACAAGGCGATATCTGCCGCTGCGGGCGGTAGTAAGGAATAGGCAGCAGCGTTTGCGTCTATTGGCGTTAGCCTCAATGATGCGAACGGAAAACTTAAGCCTACAGCGCAGCTTGTGTCAGAGGTATCGGACAAATTCAAAGGGTTCACGGATGATGCGAACAAGACGGCGCTGGCAATGGCGCTATTCGGCAAATCTGGCGCCGAACTAATCCCATTTCTGAACACAGGAAGCGAGGAAATCGCAAAGCTCTCCAAGGAAGCAAAGCAACTTGGCCTTGATTTCGCCTCAATCGCGAAGCCGTCAGAAGAGTTCAACGACAATTTGACGCGCCTCAAGGGTGCGGCGGTTGGCCTGGGCGTAGACATCGCCAAAGAATTGTTGCCGGTGATGATCGCGGCAGAGGAAAAGGTACTTGAATTCATTAAGTCCGCGCGCGAGGACGGAACGATCCAGCGTTTCGCAAGCGCGATAGGCGTCCTGGTGGACAATTTTGACAAGTTCGCCGTCATCATTGGTTCGCGCATCGCATTTAGCGTTATTGCTCAGGGCTTTACTCTCATTACTGGCACGATAGCCTCTATGGGCGCCGCGGCGACCGTGACGGCTGGATCGCTTTAGCTGATGAATGGCTCACTCCTTTCCGTGAAAAGCGGCTTGGCCGTTGTTACTGCGGCCGTCTCTGGCTGGGAGTTCGGAAAATACCTTGAAGAAAACTTCTTGGAGGCAAAGCTTGGCGGCATTGCGCTTGTCGATGGCATTCTAAGCGCGTGGGAGCGCATTAAGCAGGGCGCTCAAGTTTCGTGGCTGTATGTCGAAAAGGTAGTCTCTGACTCAATCGACAACATCAAGCTCAAGATCGCCTCCTTACTCGATGACGCGGCAAAGATCGCGCAATACGGCGGCAATCTCGCCCTTGCCATTCAATTTGAGGGGCTTTCTCAGGCGATCAGCAAAACCGTTGGTTCTAGCCGTGATTACGCGAAAGAGATTTCAGACGTAAATACGCAGTCTGACAAGGCCGTTTCGGCCATTCACGAAACAACTTCCGCTATGGCTGATGATGCAATAGCCGCCTTCAAGGCCGGTGGCGCGCATAAGGTTGCCGCTGATGCGGTGAAAGATGCGGGAGATAAGGCGAAACAGGCAACGCCAAACTTCAACGGCCTTGCGAAGGCCATGACCGACGCAGAAAAGCAGGCTGAGAAGCTTGCTAAGGACGGAGTTGAGCTTGCCTCGTTTCTTGATCAGTTGTCTTCCAAAACTGCAGATAAGCATACGAAGGCATGGGCGGAATACGGTGCAGCAATCGAAAAGATTAATGCCCTTTCCGCTAAATTCATCAAGGATGGAATGGATCAGGCCAGGGTCCAGCAATTCATATCAGACGCGACCCAACTCGCAACCCGTTCATTGCGCGAATAGACAGATGCAAACGAGAATCTTCTTCATGTCTTTGGCGATCTCGATACGCAAATAGCGCAAGAAACTCAGACGCTGGGGCTGAATTCCGACCAGCGAGATATCGTGAATGCCACGATTAAGGCGTAGGCGGAAATCTCAAAAGCACTTGAGGGCGTAATGGGGCCATTGACTCAGGCGCAGCAAGACGAAATTGATGCAGAGCTTGGGCGCGTGTAGTCACTTGAGTTGCTGAAACAAGAAACAAAGCGCGGCGAAGAGGCGGCGAGAGACTGGCAAAATGTCTGGAAAACTGCGGGCGATGGATTGGCGAACACCTTTGCTAGCATTCTGGTCAATGGCGGCTCACTATTCGATGGCCTTGTTAACCTGGCCAAGCAAACCGTCTAGGCGATCATTGAATACTTCGCCAAGCTCGCGGTCATCAATCCGATTCTGAATGCAATTTTTGGCGGCGGCCAATCTGCAGGATTCAATCTGCTGCCGACGCTGGGTAGCGCGATTGCGGGCGGCGGTGGCGTTGCCGGTGGTTCAACCGGCATATCGTCGATCTTCTCCGCGTCGTCATGGGTCAACGCAGGTAAGAATCTCTGGTCGGGATTCAGCACCTTTTGGAATGGTGCTGGCGGTAGCGGTGTCGGCGGCAACTTCATGGGAAACTTTGTCACCGACAACGGCTCAACGACCTGGACGAATAGCGGGCTTGGGAGTGCAATTGGCATTGCGGGCGGCCTCTATGCTGGCTATAACAGATACTAGAGCGCTGGCGGCGGCCTCGCCGGCCTCGCAGGAGGGGCGGCGTATGGCGCGGGCACCTATGCCCTTGCCGGCGGCCTCGGCTCGCTTGCCGCGGGCGGTGGATTTGCTGCTGGCGTATCTGGCGCGTTCGCGGCAGTTCCCGTGGTGGGCTGGATTGCATTGGCCGCAATGGCCATTGACATGCTCTCTGGCGGAAACCTGTTTGGCACGGCCGCGAAGCCTACGGGCAATACGACTTAGAACATTGTTCTAGGCCAAGAGAGCGCGTCCGTACAAAATCAGTACGAGACGAAAAAGAAGGAAGCCTTCTTTGGTGGCAACTCGTATAGCTGGAAAGACTTTGCCGCGACAGACGATTAGAAAGCTGCTGCGGACGCGCTTTTCTCTGGCATCCTGAAGTCTGTCACCGCTGGCGCTGATGCGCTCGGCGGATAGGTCGGCACGCTAATCACCGGCTCGTTCTACTAGAAGTTCGACAAAGACGGCAAGGTACTCGATGCCTATTCGACCGTGCTCGGTTAGAAATACAAAGAAACGATGCAGCAGTTCGCGGAGCGCGTCACCGCTGAGAACTTGCTGGCATTGCTTCCCGCCGCATAGAACGCTTCGAAGATCGCCGACCAGTGGCGCGCCTCGGCTGATGCGTTGCTTGACGGCACCAGCCTGCTGCTTTCCGCTCAGGTTGATATCAACAAGGGTATCGGCTTGCTCGGGGACAATGGCAGCCTTGCGGACATCACGAAGGAGGTTCAGAAACTGCAATTGCAGAATGAATCTCTCTCGCAGACCTATTCGAGATTGCAGACCGAGCAGCAGACGTTCAAGACCATTCTGGACACATTGGGGCTGACGACTGGCAAAACGGGGGCCGACTTCCTCGAATTCACAGACAAGCTAGTCACCATGGCGGGCGGCATATAGAACCTGCAAAGCGCTTGGGATGGCTATTACAACGCCTACTATTCCGATTCCGAGCGGCAGGCGAATGCGCTCAAGGCGATGCAAAAGGCTGTTACCGATACTTTCCAAGTCATCGGCGAAGATCCCGCCGAGAGCATGGCGAAATTCCGTGCAGATTTTGAGGCGGCACTCCCAACGCTGACGCCAGAACAGGTTCTGCAATGGTTAGCCGGTGCAAACGCGCTCGCCAATCTGACCGCATATATGAGCCAAGCGGCAGATGCGGCAACGAAACAGGCCCAGGCAGATGCGGCGGCACAAGCTGCGGCGATGAAGAGCTATTCTGATTTCGTCGCTTAGTTCGATCCGAAGACGCTCGGCATCACGGCGTTTGAGAACTCGCTGATTGGCCTACACGGCACGTTGACGGACAATATTCAGAAGGCGAACGACTTGGCGAAGGCGGCCGGCATGGCTGGCGCTTCTCAGCAGGACATTGCAAAGATCATTACTGCCTCCGCATAGGCCGGCGTCGATGCGCTTAAGGCGTTTGAAGATCAGACGCAGCAGCTTGCTACGAAGCTCTACGGTACAGACATTGACCGGCTAACCAAGCAGTTGACCGATCTGCAAGCCATAGATAAAACGCGTCTTGCCGGCGTGGACCCGTATACCGCATCTCAGCTTGCTCCATTCTTCGCCAAGCAAGAGCAAGCGATTCAGGATCAGATCGATCAGGCGAACGCTTAGGCGGCAGCGCTCCAACGCCTGGCGGATGCCACCTCACTCCTGTCAAATCTCGGTTAGATCGGTTCAATCACTGGTCAATCGCTTGACGACTTGACAAAGCAGTTCAGCATCCCATTGGATAAGTTTGCGACCGATCTTGGCCTTTCTGGCAGTGATCTCAACAAGCAATTCCAGCAGGCCGAATTGCAGGCTCAGGCAGCGATCAAGGCGAACGAATATCTAGCCGATATTCTGGCCACATTGCAGGGCAAGCCAATCAATGCACTCAGTACACTTGATGGAATAATTGGCAGCAAGCCGGTGCCTACACAATCCGCGCCTGCGGACAATTCCACGGCGCTCAACGCCATTGCGGATAGGATCATCGCCGCGATCAATAATGGCACTGGAGCAACACAAAACACCGCGAGGGTTATCGCCAGTGCGCTAACGACTCAAACCACGCGGCAATCTGCGGCGGCATTGAGCGGTCCACGCACCACACAACCGCCCCGCTATTCGCTGCCAGCATGACACCTAGAGTTCTCGCCATTGAGGTCTTTCACGGCCTATCCATCCAAGGTTTCGCGCCTGGCGGATATGTTGGCAATGCGTATTCGGCAACACTCTAGGCGATAAACGGTATCGATCCGTTTACGTGGAGCGTGACCGGAACTTTGCCGCCGTCGATGACATTTTCAGGGAGTGGCACATCAGCAACGATTACGAGTGCATCCATTACATCTTCGGATGTGGGTAATTGGCCGGTTGTCATCAATCTTCGCGACAACACTCGAACGCGAGTGCAGAGGGCGTTGACCATCAATGTCATCGCCCTACCGCTTGCAATAACGAATTCGTTCTCAAGCTATACGGCTGGTATTGCGCAATCGTTCGATTACACGACAAGCGGCGGCGCATCTGGCGCCAAGACATTCGCGGTAACAAGCGGATCGCTTCCTCCCGGCCTTTCGCTTTCGAGCGCCGGGCATATCAGCGGCAACACGACCGGCCTTTCGGTCGGCACGCATTCGTATACATTCACCGTGACCGCAACAGATCTGACGTCCGCGACAGCTTCAGTGTCATAGACGGTAACGGTTACTGTCGTCTCGATTTCGGTCACGAACTCAGCGCCAGCCGGAACGCAGGGCGTTTCTTATTCGTTCACCTATACCAAGAGCGGCGGAACGGGTGCGGTGATGTGGTCAAAGCAGTCCGGCACGCTGCCTCCAGGTTTGTCGCTGTCGAGCGGAGGCGCGCTTAGCGGAACGCCGACGACAGCAGGCACTTACGCCTACGTGGTCGCGGCCACTGACAATGCGGGAACGGTGGCGACACGAAGCGAGTCGATCACGATCGCATACGCAACCCTGACCCTGACCGGAACTTACACGGCGAGCGATCAAATACTCACCGCGTACAGCTCCGATCTCGCAATCGCTGGCGGGAATGGGGTCTATAGCAACCCTCGCGCGACTGCCGGAACGTTGCCGGCCGGATTGTCACTCTCCATCGTCAACGTTTCCGGAGCATACAAGCTTCGCCTGTCTGGAACGCCGACAACCGTCGCCACTTATTCATTCACCGCTGCCGTTGATTCTGGAGATGGACAAACGGCGACGAGCGCGCAGTCGGTCACAATCACTGTCGACCCGACTGCGCTGTCGATCTACAACAAGATAAAAATCTCTGCCGGTGGCAATGGCGATTATTGGGATTTAACAGAGCCTAGCGGTAATCGTGCAGGATCAGCGAACGGAAATAATCTCCAAGTTTCGGTCGCAGGTTCAATTGGAACGGGTACAAATGGAACTGAGACGGGGCCGCGCGGTGGCGGCGATATCGCGTGGTACGCCGGTTCGTCCAATTCCTCATACCTATCCACGGCAAGAACAACAAACGATGGTCTCGATGTTCCTGCATCATCTCCTGGTCCGCAGAAATACTGCCTATTTGGCTGGATGAAGTTTCATGCGAACACCGCAAATTTGTGCGCCGGAGGCACATACGCGGGTGGCTCTGCACCGAACGGAGGATATTTCTGGTGGATGAAGACAACCGGTGGACTTTCTGCCTACGGCGGTGATTCGTCGACCAGTACGTGGATTACATCAGATGGAACGCTCCCAGATACAACTAACTGGCATTTCTATTGCCTATGGCGCGACTCGGCAGACGGGAAATTGCGCATGCAGATTGATGGTGGAACCCCCGTTGTTTCGTCATCTGTATTGACCACAGCGACACAGAGCGCAATAAATTTCAATATCGGCGGCGCTAACAGTGGATCGTTCAAGGCTGATGTTGGTTGCTCTCGTTGGGGATACATCAAGGGCAACTTCCTTACTTCGACCGAAATTACTTGGCTACGCAATAGCGGCAGCGGTCGCAATTGGGCCGAAATCAAAACGCTGGCGGGGCATTGATTAGTAAATGAAACAAATATTCTCCACGCTAGACAATGCCCATTGCGATTCCGCGCTCGATGTGAGCGATGGCGGAATAATTCTCGCCTGCAATACCGGGGGCGCCAATTCGCATCGCATGTGCCGCTGCACAGTTCCGCTGTCGGACACGATTAGCTAGTTTGAGACGCTAACATGGGGTAGTGGATCACTCACGAATGGCTCGCTCGGCGCCGTCTATATTGGCATCGTGAATGCGAGCGCTCCAACGAGCAAGTATGTTGGCGAAGACGCCAACGGCTATGGATTCCGGCTGGATGATGGCAAGCTCTACAATAACGGCTCGGTTGTCGCCACGTTCAGCGCATGCGCTGAGGGCGATCTCGTCTACGTGCGAGCCAATCTCGACAATAATCAGTTGTTAATCACGGTGCTTAATGGTCCAGACACCATCGGCACATATCTCGCTAGCACGACTAACACTGCGGCATGGTATCCGGCAATCACAGTTGCCGGCGGCTCGGCGTTCTCGCTGCAAACATTCTTCAACGCAGGCCAGAGAACATTCGAGAACAATACGAATGTGGATGGCTGGTGGGATTCGGCAGCGCAACCAGCCACGGTTTACCTCGCTACCGACCCATATCTGACTCTGCCAACTGACGGTCTGCCCTCGCAGCGTTTCGATGCCGTCAAGGCGGCATTGGTGCCGGACAATTCAATGGTGTTCCCGCGCGGAGCGGAATTCTGGATCAACAGAGGCGATAGTCGAACTGGGACATCACTTAGCACGCTAAAACTTGAAGACCCGGACGGCACCTATGATTTCATGCTG